GCAAAACAAACACATTTTAATACAAATGAATTAATAAAAACAGTAGCAAAAAGCAAAGCAAAACTATCCCTTACTTCTGCATACAAAAAAGTAAAAGAGGCAAAACAAAAAAAAGAAAACGCAAACGCAAACGCAAACGCAAACGCAACAAATCAAGCAAATAAAGAACTTAAAGACGCGCAAAAAGAATTAAATAACGCACGCAATGAAGCAAAAAAATTAGGCATAAAACTAAATAATACAGCAGCACCAGCTGCAACAGTACCTGCAGCAGCAGTAGTAGTGCCCACAAAATTAGGAGGGATACCATCAACGCATGCAATGTTAAATAAAACTTTGGCAAATGTTCAAAAAAAATTAGATTTAGATCATTTAGATAATGTTATATCGCCCATAGAAACATTTATACAGAATGTTACAACTATTAATGAGTTAAAAGAGAAATTAAATCAAATAAATATTGAACAAATAATATATTTATTATATACATTAACACATAATCAATTATTTAACTTAAACACAAAAATTAAAGAAAAATATAACATTAAAGAAATATTATTTAATATTATCAACAATAACTATTTAAGCAAACAACGTGAATATTTACTATTTACACAAATACTACCGAAGACTAACAATAACAATGATCTATATAATGTTATAACAGCTATAAAAACATTAGTAACTGATACACAAAAAAAAAAGTTTTTAACTGATTTAAATGACAAATTAAAAGAAGATGCTGAGTTTGAGACCAATGCTGGTGGTGGTATGCGCAAACACAAACAAACTTTCAAAGGTTACTCAAAATATAAATCAAACTTAAAAAGAACCAAAAAAAAAAATGTTTATAAAAAATAAACAAATTATTTTATCAAATTGAAAAACAAAATAATAAATAATAAATTTTTAATTTTTAATTTTTAATTTTTAATTTTTATATAATTAAAAATATTTATATAATATAATATAATTACGTTAATTATAAATAAAACTTTAATTTAATTATAAATAAATCTTATACAATACTATTTATAAATTTAAAATGTCTTCTCTTAATAAACAATCGAATAGTAGAGTAAACAACCTCAGTAATCAAAGAACTACTACTTCTAATAAAGTAAATAAAAATAGAAAAGAAAGGAAAGTATTATGTTCTGATATTAAAGACGAAATTACTATATATAACGATAACGCTAAAAAAACTGACAAGCAGTCATATAAAATATTTATGGAAGTGCTTAACAACTATCCCGCCCAATTAAATAAACTATTTAATGACAAGCCGAATGAAATATATTCATTGATTTCTTCGGAATCGGTTAGGTTAAATATAACAAATTTAAATTTAATTATTAACTACTTATGTACAAATGATCTTGATCTTAATTTAGATTTCTTAAAAGCGTTTTTGGAAAAAATTACAGAAGCAAATAAAGCCCTAAATACTATAGGTCAAAATTCACAAAATTTAGCACAAAACAACGGAGCAGCAGCACAACGCCATACACCACCAAAAACAAAAAAAATACCACCACCAGTAGCACAAAAACCAAGCCAAAAACCAGCACAACAAAAACAATCATCACCAAACAAAACAACAAAATCATCATCTAAATCATCACCTAAATCATCACCTAAATCATCACCTAAATCATCACCTAAATTATCACCTAAATTATCACCAAAAACAAAAAAATCACCACCAAGACAATCACCAACAAGACAATCACCACCAAGACAAACAAAAAAATCATCACCTAAATTATCACCTAAATCATCGCCCGAAGTAGAAAAAGCACTTGCAGATATAAAACAATATATTGATGAATTAAAAAATTTAATAAAAAAATTTAACAAGAATGGACTAAAAGACATTAATTATTTATTAACCAATAATGTTAATGGTATTGAAAGTAACACAAAAACTTTTGCCAAGATTTTTATGGTATACTATGAAGAAAAAGGTATTTATGCTCACGGCGCTTTATATAATGACAAAATAGCGCCAAATTACGATAGATGGTCTTCTCCTGAGTTATATAGTTCTATATATACTTCTTTTAATGAATTAAATGACTTATATACAAACTTAGTAACTAATATTGCAACTATAAAAAAAATCTCCCAATTACACAATTAAATAAAAAATAATAATAGTATATAATTAACACAAAAAATATAATTTAATTAAAATAATAATCTAATTAAAAATAAAATTAATAATAATAATAATAATACAAATAAATAATATAATTAAAAATAAAATTAATAATAATATAATTAAAAATAATATAATTAAAAATAATCTAATTAAATAATAAAACAAAATAATATATAAAACAAAATAATATATAAAAATGAAAAACTTACTTTATAAAAATGAAAAATATTATTTATGTGATGAAAAAGATACCAAAGATGGTAAAACTTGTGTAGTTTCTAAATATACAGCATCTAAATCAAATATGCCTCATCATAATTTCAAAACTAAAATGGTTGTGTATGCCAGACCCACTTGTCCTTATTGTATTGATTTTTTATCATTCTTAAAAAAAAATAATAAAAAAACACATTATTATGATAATTTAATTTATATTGAAGTAGATAGTGAAAGTCCTAATGATTTATTTTCTAAATCAAATCTTTTAAAAAATTTAAAAACTGATATTGGCTCTCATACTACTGTTCCTATGGTTTTTTATAAAGGTAAATTCATTGGTGGTAATGACGAAAGCAAAACCTACTTTAAAAACTTATAATTTTTAGTATTTTATTAAAAAAAATTGATTTTTATTGTATTTTTATAATTTTTATTATTATAATTATAATTATTATTATAATTATTATTATAAACATTTGAACTTTACTGTTAATTATAAATAGTTTTTGTTATAAATCTTTAAGTGTTTGTCTTTGTCTTTGTATAAAAATGAATCACTATCAAGACTTATGTATTGTTTTTGTTACTGAAATACCAACAAAAATACCAACAAAACAAACCTATAAATTAAACACGTTATATAGTGCGGTAGCCTCTGGCGAAGGTGTTATTAATTCACAAAAATTTGAGAAAGATAATTTTGAGAAAGAAAAAACTGCAATTACTACAAATCAAGAATATGAAATATTAATGAAACATTATAAAACTAAACCTTATTTTAATTTATTTATGTTTACTATTTTTGATAAAACAAAACTTCTGGGAAAAGAAAAAAATAAATTATGTTGTATAATTCTCTTTAAAAATAATGTCTATATTTATCATTATGTATGTAGTATAGATACTATTGAAGAGAAAAAACAACTTTTTAAAAATGTAATTGAAAAAAGTAATATGGATATTAAAGACTGTTCATTAATAAAAATTAATTTTAATGAAGAGGGTAAATTTAAAGAATCTAATGATGAACTATTTGATTAGATATTGATAAATTACATATTAATATTAATATTATATAAATATTATTTTTTTTTATTTTTTTATTTTTTTATTTTTTATATAATTTAATAAATAAGGCAGACCATTCATCAATACTTTCTTGTTCTTGAAATATCAACTGTTTTCTCATTTCAATATTTCTATTTATTTTATGTCTTAATTTTTTATTAATACCAATATTCGATGCCTTTTGAGCATATTCTTCTGGTGATACAGCACAACATTCTTCAAACATATTGTTAGATTTTATGTAATTAGTGTGATTCGTATTATTATTAGTATGTTCTCCGTTTGACATTTTTTTATATAAACCATTTGTAAATTGTCCGTGTAAAAACTCACTGGGTAATGTAATTACTGGTATATTATAATCAAAAGCATCAAATGATGTATTACATCCACCAAATGGAAAAGGGTCTAAACATACATCACTAATACTAACAACATTAAGAAATTCGTCTTTTTCAAGAGAACCATACCATTTTATTCTTTTAATTTTCTCAAGTCCAATCGTATTTCTAATTCTTTCTAAATGATTTTTACAATATGGAAATGTGTTTGATAATAATACAATACCATTTGGGTCAAGTTCTAAAATACGAGCTAAACACGTTTCAAATTCAGGATTTAATTTATAAAATGTTTGAAGACATACATATAATGTATTTTTACTTGTAAAACCTAATTCTTCTCTTGTTTTAAATTTTTTTACTTTTTTGGATTTGTCTTTGTTTGTTTTTTGATTTTCTTCTTTATAAGCATCATTATAGCCTATAAATAATTTATGAGGACTAATATAAAATGTTCCTAAACTTTTTAAAAGTATAAGTTTTTCACTATACTGCTTTTGGACTTCTTCGTGAGGCAATGAACCACAAAAATACTCACTTGAAACAAAATAATCAATAGTATCTATTCCACTTGTTTCACTATGACCCCAAGTTGTTAGTTGTATAGGAGCAATACGTGAATAGGCTAATAAAGTTGGTAATAATTTCATACCTATCTCTGGATACACTATAAAATCAAATTCATATTTTTCTAATTTTTCTCTGGCTGATGCTAAACTGTTTCCTAAATAAATATAATTTTCTTTAATTTTAGTCATAAATAGTTTAGCAATAATACCTTTAATCACCTCAAATTTATAAAAAGAAGCAAAATAAACTTCATATTTAGTTCTATCTAATTTACCTATAACACTAATTCTATCCCGCAATACACTCGTATCTGTTGTAAAACTATCACTTACAAAACAAATTTTTAGTTTGCTTTGGTGGGTTGGTGGTGTTGTTGGTGTTGGTGTTGGTGTTGGTGTTGGTGGTGTTGTTGGTGTTGGTGTTGGTGTTGGTGTTGTTAGTGATGATAATGTATTTTGATTATTATTATTATAGTGATTATTTTTTTTAAGTATCATTTCAGCAATACGAGGACTAAAATAATTTACCCAAGGGCATATTTTTCTTATTAATTTAGAATATAAGGTGAGTAATTCAACATTATTTTTATCGTGATAAGAAAGCGCATAAGGCATACACGTTTGATTACTTAAATATACAAATTCAACTTCGGTTAAATATAATTCTTCTGGATAATTATTATATAACCATTCTAACATAGATTTATAATATTCTCTAATTTTACTTATTTGTTGTAAATATAATATTGTATTACTAAATGTTAAATTATTATTTACACAAGTATAATAGGGTATTTGTAAAAAAAACCATACTATAATATCTTTAGCTTTTAAATATTGTAATGCTTTAAATAATCTTATATTCCATTCTAAATTATAAATTAATCCTTTATCAATAAATAATTTATCAACTTTGGGTAAACAATTTGCTATTATTTTTATTATATCAGGTTTTAAATGTTGAAATAATATACCCATTGGAGTATTATATACATCAATTTCATTTGTTGTTGTTAATACTCTAATATTATTAATTAATTCTTTAAAAATAGATTGTAATTTTAAACGTTTTTCTTCTGGTGTTATATCTGGGTTACGAACATTTATAATAGTATAAATGTGTTGATTAGCATAATTACGTAAAGTTAAATTATTCATTTTTCATTTTATTTATATCTTTATATCTTTATAGTTTTATAGTTTTATATAGTTATATCTGGATACTATATTTATATTCTAATTATTATAAAAAAAATAAACTAATTTTATATTTTATAGTAAAATAAAAACTAAATTAAAAACTATAAAACTAAACTAATAAATATTAAAAAGTAAGTAAAATTCCATCAATATCAATATCATTCTCTAAACAATATACATACCCTTTTCCAGTTTTTGATTTTTTGATAGTAGTATAAGTTTTTTTATGTTCTATAGCATATATTGATTCTCCATCTTTTGATAAATAAATTAATTTATTAAATTTTAATAATTTTAATAATACATATATATTTAGTAATGTATTTTTATTTACTATTAACAAATATGTAGTTTCATATGTTTGTAAATTTTTATAATACTTATTAAATATGGGACCTTTTTTATTTAAATATAAAATAATGTTATCATATAATAGTTTTAAATAATTACAATAATTTATATAATATAATTCCATTTCACTTTCGTTTATTTGTTGCAGTAATATAGGACTTGGTATTATTTTTTACTATATTTGGTATTAATTTATTTTCTGGATCACATATATTATCTATGAGATAAACCATTTTAGTATATAATTTAATTTATCTAAAATTCAATTTTATATTAATTATTATACATTTTGGTATTATTAATTATTCATTTTTTTAATATTTATCTATTATAATTATAGATTAATAAATTAATAGATTTATTATTATAGATTATAGTGTTAGTGTATATTTTATAGTGTTAGTGTATTTATTATTATACTACTTCTAAAATATGAGTAAAAATAAAATAACTATTTTAACTATTAAACCTATTTTAACAAAAGAAGAAATAAAAGAAAAAGAAGGAGAATATTTTGATGAATCTCATTATACCAAACATAATAAAGTTATTACTGCTGATACAGATGTTTATGGATTAGAAGAAGATGGAACTAAAAAACTATTATTAAAATTTAGAAAAAATGTAATCCCGCAATCTATATGTAGTGATGCTTATAATGCGTTAGAGAAGCACGCTAAACATAAAAATTCTAATAGAGGTGCTGCTGCTGGTAAATTATCATTAAGTAAATTACCTAATCACGTTGGTGAAATTATTAAACAAGATAAATACAGAGTTTTTTATAAAACTAAAAATGGTAATATATCCAGAGATAATGTTAGTAATATTGCACAAAGTAATATTGCTGGATACTATGATAGACCTGATAGAAATAATTATAATAAAACAAATAAAGAAATAAAAACAAAAACTCTTAAAAAAGAAATACCAATGTGTAGAACAACACAATTTACTAAAAAAAATGTTGAAAAATGGAAAAAAACAATTCCTTTAATCAAAGAAGCTGATAAATTATTTAAAAAATTAATCCCTGATAGACATAAAATACAATTAGAAAGAGCAAATAAAACTCCTGAATTTCAAATAAATAAAACTGCTTATAGCACTATTACTGTGAATTATAATTGGAGAACCGCTGCACATTGTGATAGTGGAGATTTAGATGAAGGGTTTGGTAATTTAATTATTTTAGAAAAAGCAAAATCAGGATTTACTACTAAAAGCGACTTTAATGTTAATATTAAAGATGATTTTAAAGGTGGATATTTAGGTTTTCCTCGTTGGGGTATATGTGTTGATTGTAGGCAGGGAGATTTTTTAGCAATGGATGTTCATGAATATCACTCGAATACACCAATAGAAGGAGATGGACGTTTAAGTGTTGTTTGTTATTTAAGAAAAAAAATGATAAATTGTATTAAAAAATAATATACTTATAATTATAATTATACTTATATTTATAAATAATTATATTATTTAATTATAAAGAAAAAATAAAGACAAAACATAAACTAAAAATGTTATCCAGAACTATTTTAGCAGATATAATAAAGTATATTCATATTTTATTAATTTTATTTATATTAATAGGACCATTTATCTTACCTAAAAAATATTTATACTATTATATTATTTTAGTTATATTAATTTTTTTAGATTGGAATGATTTAGATGGACAATGTATATTGACTCGTATTGAATATTGGTTAAGAAATAATCAATGGTATAACCAAGGTTCAACAATAGAAGGAGGGCCTGAATTTTTTAGACATTTATATATTAAAGTTACAGGAAAAGATATATCAACACTAAAAGCAGATAGATTAAATAATTTGTTATTTATGGTATGTTTATTAATAGCATTTTTAAGATATACTCATTAATTTATATATTATAATTTTTAGTCTTCTTCATCATTGATTTCTTCATCATTGATTTCTTCATCATTGATTTCTTCATCATTGATTTCTATATTATTTAAATTTTTATTAATATTTTTAAAATTATTTTGTGAACCTTTTCTTAATTTATTATGTTTTAATAACATTGAATTTTTTTTAAATTTAGTAATATACATATCCATATTACTATCAATATATTGAAATTCCATAGCTACAAATTGACACCCACATTCAAATGCTTTTATTGGTTTATAATTTGTATTAAAAAAATCTTCCTCTTTATGTGGCACAACAATAGTTAAACCTTTTTTATTAAAATTTATTAATTTTTTTTCATCAAATGTTGGTTCTAATAATTCTGAATAATGTATGCGTTGAAGATTATGATTAGCATTACTATCAATATTATCCCAAGAATAATTAATAATTTCTTCTAATCCAGAACCTTGAAAACCATCGCTTGAAAAAAATACAATTTTACCCATTAAATTACTTAATTTTATATCAGCTATATCGTCGCGATTTTGATAATTATATTCATTGGGTAGAAGACGATTTCTAAAATATTTTGTAATTAGAAAACCTATTAAATTTAAACAACTTAAATTACTATTTGTATTTAAATTTAACCCAATAAATACAGGATCATCAGGATTAAATACACCTCCTTCTATACCATCATGAACTTTAAAAGCATTTTCAGCAATAATTTGAAAAATATATTCTAAAGGTGTATCTTTAATCATCATTTTCCATTCACCTTTTTTATACCCCATACTTACTACTGGATAAGCATCATCCCCAAAAACACTATTAAATACATTAAATTCTAAATATCTTACACCACTTTGTAAAACTGCTAACACCATTTTTTTACTTGTATAATCATACATTTGGTATCCAGTATGAGCCGCATTATATGCGCTTGAAACATACATATCACCTAATCTTAAATTTCCTAGTTTAATATAATTTATAGATGTTATACGTTGAAAACCTTGATATACTATCATTTTTGTAAGAGTTCTACCTACACGAAATGATTCAGAAAATAAATAAATAAATAAACATATTACTAATGCTGATGATATACCAAGTAATAATAAATAATTATCAGTCATAAAAGTATCATATTCTATCATCTCTTTTTTTGTAGTTTTAATATTTTCATTTGATAATTTATTATTTTCATTTGATAGTTTATTACTTTCATTTATTTTTTTATTACTTTCATATTTATTAATTGCATTATTATAAGATACTTGTTTTGTTGTATTTATATTTGATTTATTATTTGAATTTGATTTTTTATTATTATTATTATTATTGTTATTATTATTTGATTTTATATTTGATGGTGTATTTGCTGGTGTATTTGCTGGTGTATTTGCTGCTGTATTTGATGGTGTATTTGCTGCTGTATTTATTGGTGTATTTGCTGGTGTATTTGTTGATGTATTTGTTGATGTATTTGCTGGTTTATTAATATTTTTATTTATTTGTTGAGATACATTTAAATTAGACATCTTTACTATTATATTATTATATTATTTATTATATTATTTATTATATTATTATATAATATAGAAAAATAATATAATAATTTTATTTATTATTTATTTTATAATTTTTATATTTATATAATATAATAAATTAAAACTTTATAATTTTAATAATATATAACTTACGTAATTTAATAAAATGAATAATACTAATTATAATTATAATACAATGCCTACTAATACATACTCTATGCCTACTAATACATACTCTATGCCTACTAATACAGTATCTATGCCTACTAATACATACTCTATGCCTACTAATACATACTCTATGCCTACTAATACATACTCTATGCCTACTAATACATACTCTATGCCTACTAATACATACTCTATGCCTACTAATACAGGCTCTATGCCTAATAATACACCTTATACAACTCAACCTATATTAAATGATATTACCCAATCATTTCCTAATATATCATCTGATAATATAATTTCTCTGTTAAATAGTGGTGTTGATTTAATGAAACTTTATTCTGATAAAAATTATATGTCAGAAAAAGGTATGAATTTTGATTCACAAATGAAAGGTCCATCAACTAATATATATCAAAAAAATTTTTCAGGAACTTCAAATGTCTATTCTCCTTATTTATATTATAATAAAAATAAAGATAATAATAAAATACCTGAATCTACTAATACTAATAATACAAATACAAATACAAATACAAATACAAATACACAAGAAAATACAACTACAACTATGTACAACTATGTATAATTAACTAAATAATATTAAT